GGCGGCAAAAGCGCGGTCGAACTCTGCACCTGACACCCGCGAGTCACCAGCCAGGCGCTGCATGGCCTGCTGGACCTTGTTGATTTCGGCTTGGATCGCCTGCGATGAACGCACGCCGAGCGAGTCGAGCGAGCCCTGCCTGTTGCCATCGACCGCCTTACCGATCGCGTCGAGTCGCCCGGCGCGCGCTTTTGCTGCGGCCTCTTGGCTGGCTAAAGCAGCCGCTTGCTTCGCTGCCTCACCCTGCGCGATGCCGGCGGCGGCCGCCTCCGCCTTCAGCCGGCGATACTCCGCAGCCAGATCCTTGACGTTCACCCCCGCCTGGGTCAGAGCCTGACGCGAGCTGTTCAGGCGCTGCTCTTGCTGCTGTAGCGCATCTTTGAGCCCGGCGGCCTCGCGCTTGGCGGCGCCGAACTCGCGCTTGAGCTTGGCCGACGGCTTCTCGACCGCGGCCAGCTCCCGCGCCAGCGCCGAGACGCGCGCGGTCGCCTCGGCAAATTCTTGCTTCGTCTCGACGGCGCTCTTCTTGAGTGCGCGAAAGGTCTCGATTCCCTCGCGGGCATCGGCCGAGACCTTCATCGCCAGATCCAGATTCCGATCCGCCATCCCTTACCTCCCCAGCCGAGCGCGCGCCTGCTCGAGCGAGCGCAGGAATTGACGGAACCCCTTGGTTTCGGCCTGCGCCGCGCGGGCGATGCTCAGCGCCTCGATACGGCGGTCTGCGGCCAGGCGCTGATGCGCGGCCATGTACTGCTCGATCTGCGCCAGGGTGTAGCGCTCGATGTCCTCGGGGTGGTGGCCCGCCTCAACGAGCACAGCTGCGGCGGTGGCCCAGCTGATGTGCTCGCGGGCGCCGCGCGGGCCATGGCGCACACCGGCGCCGGGCTCGAACAGCACGCGGTTGGCCTGCCACATCGCCGCAAACAGGGTGTCGAGCTGCGCATCGTCGAGCGCAGCCAGCCACGGCTCTGGCTCGCCGCTCAGCTGCGACAGCACGCGCAAGATGCGCGCGGCCCACGCGGCCACCTCGGGCGCGTCGTCGGCGGCGCCCTCGGCGGGCTTTGCGGCATAGACGCGGAGGAACTCGGCGAGCTCGCCGAGGCACACCCCGCGCACCGCCACCCGCCTGCCGGCCACGGTCACTCGGACCGGGGCGGCAAACAGGGCGTCGAGCTCGTCGGCGATGGCTGCGCTCATGGCTTACGGCATCATCGCCAGGCGGCCGTAGTAGCCAAACTGGTCGCTCGCGCTCTTCGTGGTGTCGGCGAGCAGCGAGCCATTGATGGGCGACTCCAGGCGGCTCTGGCCGTCCTGGATCAGCGAGAGCGATTCGGACGGCGGGGGGCTCCAGCGGTAGAACTCGGCGACGAAGTTCTTGTAGGTCGCGCCCGGGACAGTGTTCGTCCCGACGATCTTGACCCAGTACTCGAGCGCATTGCCGCTCATCATGCGGATGAAATCCACCGCGCCGGGCGTGAGGTCGGCCAGGATCGGCGCGACGAACGGCCCGCCGGTCGTCAGATCGAGAATCTCGATGTCGCCGCTCTTGGCGTGCAGCCGATAGTTGACGTCCGGCGTCAGCGTCTTCGGCGCGCCGGTCGAGTCGGTCACGGTCACCGCGGACACGTTATACGCCTGCAGGCTGAGGAACTGCCCGACCGTGGGCAGAGCCTCGGCGATCACGCGATCCGTCACCGGAGTCACCACCTGGGCGACCTCTTCGCCGCGGCTCGCGATCTGAAAATTTTCGTTGTTGAACTGCAAAAACGTAATCGTGAGGTTGGCCTCGGTGTCGCCCGGCAGCACCAGGCCATCGCCGCGCTGGCCGGTCCAGTTCTCCTTGAACTTGGTCTCGTTGGGGGTAAACCCGAACTCCATGAGTGCGTCGCCGACCCAGCGCAGCGGGCCCGGCATGCCGTTGCTACGGCGCTGGCCGGCAAAAATCTTGCCTTGGCCACTGAAATACTCGAGGGTGTCCATTAGCGGATCTCCAGTGATGCGGCCGGCGTCAGCTCGCCGCGGTTACGAAATCGAGCTCGAAAGCGAGCGGGTAGTAGGCGAATGCCACGCCGAAGCCCGGCGCCATGCCCGATGTGGGGCGCAGCGGGCGGCCATCGTCCAGCGGCTGCCAGCCCGACAGCGCGGCACGGATCAGCGGCAGCAGCGGCCCGGCCTCGCCCGCTAGGGCGGTGTTGTCTCCGCCCTGGCGGGCGTTGCGCACGGCAAGCACGACAACCCAACGCTGAGCCCCCACGACCAGCCGCGGTGCGCGCGGATCGGGGGTGATGCGGTCGCCCAGGTAGGCCACGATTGCGGCGGGCGTCTGCGCCTTGACGCGCTGGTCAATTGCGTCGGCGGCCAGGGTAGTCATCGTCTCGATCATGCGCAGCTCGGGCACCTCGGCGCGCAGTCGCGTGACAATCGGCTCTGCGGCGGCCAGCCAGTCGTCTGCCAGCGAGCTCATCGGCGATCCCCACGGGCAAACAGCTGGCGCCCGGTACTGATCTCAACCATGCCCATGCCTGCGCTGCCGCTCTGCTCGGGCAGGCCGAGCGTCGCGCGGCCGTCCGCCACCAGGCGCAGGAACGCCACAGCGGCGAGGTAGCGCTTTTCCACGAGCTCTGGCGCCGCGTGGGTGTAGAGGTGATAGCGGGTGACGTCGCACGCCAGGTGCGTGAGCCGCTCCGGCACGGTCGCCAGCGGGAGCGCGTGGCGCATCGCGACATAGCCGTCGATCTCGCTGTCGGCTGCGGCCTGTGCGTGCGCGAGCACCGCGGCATCGATCACGCCAGCGGGGGGCGCGTCGCGGTCGGTGAGCTCGATCAGCTCGTCTTCGCCGAAATGCTCGACCAGGTCGGACTGCGTTGCGTAGGGCATGGCATGCGCCGTAGTGACGGTATGCCGCCATCTTCTTCCTGGGCGCGCCGCGGGCGGACGTGAAAGCCTTCTGGGGGATGCGTACGGGCAGGCCGCCTTTCGATGCACGAACCTCGGAAGGTGTATATAGTCACAGTAATAGCGCGCCCCGAGCGCGCCACCGTCCCGGCGGGTTCCGGGTGTCTCGACAGGAGACCGCGCAATGTCGCTGCTGTCCAAAACGCTGGGGCGTGTCATCCCCCGGTATCGCACCTTCTCGGACTGGGTCACCGTGTATCGTCAGATCATCGACGCCAGGCCCATCCAACCCAAGACCCTGCAGAACCGAAACGCCAGCCTGCGCCGACTCGTAGACGAATTCGGCCCGCGCACGATCTCGGCCATCCGCCCGCACGAAGTCGCGCAACTGCTGCGCCGGCTGCACGGTCAATACCCGCACCTGGCGCGGCGCGTGCTCATCGAAGCGCGCGACTGCTTCGGCGAGGCCGTCGCCTACGGCTGGATCAACACCAACCCCGCCGCGTCGGTCCGCCACCAGCCCACCAAGGTGGCCCGGCGCCGGCTCACGCTCGACGAGTGGCAGCGCATCTACGCCTGGTCGCAAGCCCACCAGCCGAGCTGGGCGTCCCGCATGATCCTGCTCGCCCTGGTCACCGGGCAGCGCCGCGCCGACCTGCAGAAGATGCGCTTCGAGGACGTGCGCGACGGCTACCTCTACATCCAGCAGCAGAAGAAGGGCGCCCGCGTCCGCCTGCCGCTCGACCTGCGCCTCGAGGCGATCGGGGTGAGCCTGGGCGAGGCTATCGAGCTGTGCCGCGACTACGCGCCGCCGGGCGAGTACCTGCTGCGCAAGAGCACCGGCGAGCGCCCGGTGTGCCCGTCGCTGTCGGCGCGCTTTGAAGACGCGCGCGAGGGCGTCTACGGCAAGCACACCGGCGCCGGCCTGCCGCCGTGCCTGCACGAGTGCCGCAGCCTGGCCGAGCGGCTCTACCGCAAGCAGGGCCTCGACACCCGCACGCTGCTCGGCCACAAGCGCCAGTCGATGACCGACACCTATAATGATGACCGGGGCCTCAGCGACGGCGAGTGGAAGACGCTGGAGGTGTGATCGGAAATCTTGGGGGGTGGCGATGTACAAGGTCTATGTGTTGCAACAGCGGTGCGGGCGGCGCGGCAGCGAGGTGCTCACCGGCACCCGCACCGCCACCCCATCGGCCGCCGCCGCCCATGCCGCATTCTGGGCACTGCACGCTGAGGCCTACGACGCGACACATCTGCTGCTGATGACGAGGGACAACCGCCAGCTCGCGGCGTACCGCTACGGATCACAGCCTGGCGACCCCGACTACGTAGCACCAGGT